CCAATGCTTCTCTTGTGGAAGCGGTATCCAAAAACGACTCATTGGCAATCATGTTTAGATAAAATGCTTGATAGTGTGTATTGTATGCAAGGATGTCCAAAAGAACAGAAAGACCAGAAGACTCAAAATCATAGTCAGAAAATTCTGCCTGATTGTTTAGAAATCTTTTTAGACTGTCTTTGATTCGATCGAAATCAAGTTCTGTAACATTTAGTCTTTCTGTATTGGCCATTATCTTAATCTCTCTAATAACAACTCTGTGGATTGCGGAGTTGCGTTATTTGCAATATAATATGTAATCGTTACTCCATATGCGTTCATATCAGGTTTCGATTCAACTATAATTGAAACCACTCTTACTCTTGGTTCATAGTTGTTGATAACATTCAAAATTTCTTGGCGTAAAGAGAGTTCCGTCTGAGGACCAAAATTTTCAAACAACATGGATTTAAGTTTGCTTCCTATCTCTGGATGAAATGGTCGCTCATAATGTTGCGTTAGAAGTATATTTCGTAAGGCTCTACGAATCGCCGCTTCGTCCTTGAGTGTAATCAGGTTCTTGGAGTTTGGATGAACATTGAAGTTCAAATCCAAATCCCGAAAAACTGAATTCTTTAGAGGTGTGTTGCGTGCCAAGAAATCTACTCCTGATGTTTGATCTATTTATGCCTGATTTATGCTACTGGAATACCAGACCAGTACGGTGAAGTTGAATCGTGAGGCCCGTGCTTGTGTGTTGCTAATGTTCTTTTGCTGGCCTGGATGCTATTGTATGCTATAACATCACCTACCGACGAAGAAATTTGTCCAAGAGCAGTTATCGTTCCTGTCGTACTCATAGATGCTCCAGTATGAACTATATTTCCGCCACTAACAGTTAACTGAAATCCATTTACGGCGACTGTTCCCCCAGAGAAAGTCGTGGCACCAACAGTTGTAAATGCTGTAGCACCAGTACCAGAGAAAGTATATCCACCCGTTGTGTTGAGCGCGTGAAGACCAGTGGTATTACTAATATAAGCACCATTGTAGTTGTCGGTTGCGAGCCCCGTAACATTCTGCGTCTTCGCAAGATTGAACGTCTGTGTCTCTAGCCCGTTAATCGTGGTTGTCCGCGCTCCATCCACGGTTTCCCAAGCTACACCAGCAGTATAGTTGGAGCGCACACCACCAACGGAATCAATGCGGGTTCCTCGTGTCTGCTCATAGCGAACCCCATCGACCTGATCCATTTCATCCCCTCGAACAGTTCGCGCGAAGGAGATTGGAGTGATTCCTGTTCCATAGATTTGAGACACGTTTCCGCGTGTGGTAAAGATATGATCCCCTTCCACCTGAACCTTATACGATCCACCCTCATTACCCTTTCCGATACCAGCACGAAGAGGATCAATCGAACGCCCAACCATCAAGGTATGATCAGCATGATAGTCATTTACCACATCATCAGCCACGCGCTCTGTCTTCTTTCCCTTGACGAGAAGATTGTAATCACCATCTACCTGATGCGTGAAGTTACCCTTGGTGTAGAAGTTACAGTCACCCTCAATGGTAACGATCGCTGATCCCTGAATGTTGACATTCTCGTTACCCACAATGACTGTGAAGTCGTCTCGAACGATCTTTGTTACTCGCGATCCATCGGGACCAATCTCGTAATATGTTCCCATGCGGTGCGCTTCTTTGATGCGCTCCGCTCCCGGTGTATCGTCTGCTTCAAATAGATGCCCAGACTCCGTGTTGCGAACGTGATTGTATGGATACCGAGCATTGAATGGATTTTCTGTTTGAGTGACGGTTGGATTCTTACCACCAGTCCATGTGTCATCTTCATGCGACGGGAATCCTGATTTTTCAAAGGTAGCCACAGAGATATCGAATGTCGTGCGCTGATCGTGAACCTCTGTTAGTGTATCTGCTTTCTGTCCGCGAGCTTGTCGAGGAACGGTGGATTCCAGAACACTCGGCCATCCTTGAGCAGCACGAGACTGAGGGTAATCTTCATGTACCGCTTCTCCGGTGCCATTCATATTTGACTTAATGCGACGCGGAGCATAGTTGACATAGTTGTTCGCATTGCGCTGTCGGTCGTCGATGAATCCTTCAGTCGTACCAGTACGAGCAACCGGACCAACGAAATCTTTCGGCTGTCCGTCATCATCCAAGAACAAAGCAGGAAGACGCGAATGAGGCAGCATCTTCCTCTTGGAAATCCAAATCATTTTAGTTAGAATATCACTCATTACTGCCCCGTAATAATCACACGACCATTTTCAACCTGGTCAAGTCCAGTTTCAGTAAACAGCCTATTAAGCTCTGCGAATGGATCGTCGCTCTGAAGAGCTGCCTTCTCCGCTTCAAGATCGGTCTTTTCATCCTTGAACGCCTTGAGCCGTGCCCTAGCAGTCTCTTTGGCTTGCCCAGATGTTTCATCTCCTTGATTGTATACTTGCTGTTGATCAGCAATCAACTCATTCAACACTTCGAGTCGCGCATCAACCTCCACGATTCGTTGTTCATTCTCGGCATTTGTTGTTACCGAGTTCTTATCAACGGGTGCTGGAGCGGGTTCTGTGTTTTCTTCAACGAACACAAACTTGGGTGGGAGCCATCGAATGTCCCCGTGCTTTGGCTTGAGGATTTTGCGTACCTCTTCAAGTGGTTCACATGGAACAGAAGAAACACCACCGCCAGTGATGTCAACCTTCTCTACTGATATGCCTGTTGTTGGATCGTCGAATGTCCCAATCCACACATTGTATGCGTATTCATTTGGATTTCTGGGATCAAGGAATATGTGTGGGTATTGTTGAGCAGAGCCATTTGTCTGATACATTTCCTGAAGCATTTGAAGCGTAGTGGTTTGCGCTTGTGTCAATCTTCCTGGTAATTCCCTTGTTGTAGATGATGAGGGAAGATTCTGATTCAGTCGAGCCTGAGCAATGATCCTCTCCTCATCATTAGTGAGCGTTGACGTGCTAGATCCAGCAACAAAAGACATCAACGCTGCTTCTTCCTCTGGTGTTGCTTCCTGATATAGAGTGCCAGCATTTTCCTGTGTCGCTGAAGCTCCCGCTGCTGGATTAGTTGGTGATGGGGTGCTGGCTTGAATTTTAGCCTCTTCTGTTCTACCACCAGCCTCCGACCCGGCAGCATCACCATAGAGACAATCAATCGCTTTTTTGAAGCCTGGGAAGTTAACAGCAAGCTGATTCTTGACAGTATCATCAAGCTGTGTTACATCTCCCCTGAAATCGGTATATCCCTGCTCGATTGCTTCTGTTGTTCGTGTTATGGTGTTTGCTGTTTCATACCAAGCATCCCACGCCGCGGCCGCGATCCTCGATTTCTCTTCTCTGATCTCTTTAGCTACACGCTCGACTGTTTGTGAAACCTTTTGACTAGCAGTTGCCAAAAGAGATTTGGATTCATTCTCTGCGGCTTCTGGATCGGGAATCTCGGTGAGTCTAGCCTTCAATGAAAGCGCAGGATCAATCAAAGCACCAGCGGCTTCGATAATATCCAAGACTTCCTGAAGTTGAGGGAAGTCGGAAAGGATAAGTTCAGCAATATTAGGGCAAACTGGTTCTGTAGAATTAGCAGCTTTCGCCTGTCCGTCCGTAATAGCAGGCTGCTTCACTTCACTAGCGTTTTCTGGATGTTGACTCATGGCCGATACGCTCCTGTGTCAATAGTTCCAAATATCACTCGATCCTGCGCGTCTTCTCCATCACGGAAAAATCCGATCACCCACGTTCCCTCTTTGGGTGCATGAACCTGTCCTCTATCGCTATTCAAGGGTAGAACTGGATATGCCCATGGCAAGTGTTCTGTTGGGACTTCATCACGATTCTCGGAGTCAAATCCGAAAGCACGGACTCGACATCGACCGAGCCCGAGCGGGTCCATGCGATCTTCTATGACCCCCTCGAACCAGATAAATCCATTTAGCCCCATTCCCTTTTTCATACTATCGTCCCTTGATGTCCTTGATCACTTCTTTTGGAGCATTTGCCATTACCCACTTATGGATCTGACTATCAACATATGTGTTCTTCTCGAATTTTCTACCCTCGCGCTTTACGTCGATGCTCGTAAAACTCTTGACGAGCTTGACAGGCTCTCCTTTATTCTTTCCCCACTTCGGCACTCGCTCTGAATTGTCGAAGAACACCGTCTCTTCATTGTTGTTCAATATAACAGTGATGCGCCCGTTAAGCCCTCGCGGAACATTGCCTCTGACAATATCCATCATCGTAGTAGCAGCTCCCGTATGTGTCTGTTTAAGAATGTATTCAGGAACTCTCCGAGGTCGTGTTTTATTGCGATCAATCGCAACGGTAAAGTTTGTGAGAATCCAGACGAGATGAATATTTTCTGGTTTGTATCCAAGAGATAGTAGCATTGGAATGTTTCTGGAAACCTGATTGAGATTTTTCATGGTGATGTCAAATACGATATTCGGAAGGCGATCTGCGTTCTTTGCCCCGGCAAGAAGCAGATCCAACGTCTTCTCCTTCCATCCAAGCTGATCGACCATATCGTGAAGGCGGAACACATCCTCTTCGTTCTTTAGGTTCAGTTCCGAAGCGCGAACACCAAACTTAGCCTTGGTGTCGATACCCTTTTGCTTATATCTGTCATCCGTTTCCGCAGCAATCGCATCTAGCTTCATTAGAGCCTTTTTCCACTCGTCTACGTCACGCACCTTGAACTTCTCAGGTTGCATGAAGTTCTCCAGAGCGAATCCCTTACCAGAAGCAGCACCACCAGCAAGAAACACCACCTGACCATAATTCTGCCCCTGCTGAAACATAATAACTTTCTCATCTAACTGTTGGTGTTCGTCGAAACGTAACATGATAGTCTCCTTAGGTCGGAATTGTTGTTTTATCAAAAATTGTTTTTGTTGGTAATTTTTCAAACATAGAATCTTTTATAACCCTCATGTGCGTAGTAAATCGTACAGATCCAGCAGGATTGCGCGTAATCTCTTGTCGAAGAGAGTGTATTAGGTAACGACCTGATAAATATTTATCATGTTGTCCGCGATACTCATCATAATTGTTGAGGCCGCGAGACGGAATGTCAAGATGGATAACCTCTCCAATCGTTCTTTCTGAATCCCCAGGCACAGAAATTCTCATGGACATATTATCAAACTGTGCTAATTTTGACATTCTCGCCAGTTTAGTTTCATATGTTCTTGATGCAGAAATGTCGTCTATCTTTGAATATGCGTAACTTTGTTTTGGTACGATAACAAAACAAGAATCACTCAGAACTCCAAATCGTTCATCATTGTGAATTTTGTAGTCGTTGAGATTGACTTGATTGAGTTTATCATCGTAGTAGTTTAGAGATTTCTTT